GGCGGCGTAGCGGCTTTTGGGCGGGGCGTGTTCGACGCCGCCGCCGCAGCCCAATCGTTCGACACCAGCATGCGGGTGATGCTGCGCAGCAAGGAGCGCGCTGACGCGCTCACGGCACAGGTGACGGAGTTCGCCGCCAGCACGCCCTTTGAGCTGGGCCAGCTGCGCGAGGCCACCACGCAGCTGCTGGCGTACCAGGTGAGCGCTGATGAGATCATCCCCACGCTCACCAATCTGGGCAACATAGCGGCCGGTGTGGGCATGAACAAGCTGCCCCAGCTGATGACCGCATTCGGGCAGGTGAAGGCTGCAGGCAAGCTCACAGGGGGCGAGCTGCGCCAGTTCACCGAGGCCGGCGTGCCGCTGCTGGATGAGCTGGCCAAGGTGACCGGCATGTCCGTGAAGGACATGGCTGGCAACATCGGCAACCTCGACATCCCCTTCAGCCAGGTGCAGCAGGCGCTCGCTGGCCTGGCCACCGGAACCGGGCCCTTCGCCAACCTCATGGAGCTGCAGGCCAAGACGCTGGGCGGCAGACTGTCCAACCTGAGCGACGCCTGGGACAAGTTCAAGACCAAGATGGGCGAGAAGCTCGAACCCATGTTCAGCGCGGGGCTGCAGATGGCCAGCGGCTGGCTGGAGCGGCTGAACAAGGCGTTCGATTGGGTGCTGGCGAATGGCGAGGCCATCCGCAGCGCCATCGAGGTGGTGGGCATCGCCGTAGGCACCTACACGCTGGCGCTGATGGCCAACAACCGCCAGCTCATCTGGAACCGCATCCTGCAGGGCCAGGCGGGCGCCGCCGCCAAGATGAAGGCGCTGTGGGTGGGCCTTACCACGGGTGCGGTGCGGGGCGCCACATCGGCGCAGTGGAGCTGGAACGCCGCGTTGACCGCCAACCCCATCGGCATCGTCATCGTGGCCATCGGCGCGCTCGTGGCCGCAGTGGTCTATGCCTGGCGCAACTGCGATGGCTTTCGCAACGCGGTGCTGCAGCTGTGGGCCAAGGTGCGCCCCGTGTTCGAGGACCTGCAGCGCATCGGCGAGCAGGTGTTCGGCGCGGTGATGGACATCCTGGGCGAGCTGTGGGCCTTGGTCGGCGAGGCGTTCGGGTCCATGATGGAATCCATGCGCGAGCTGTGGAACAGCTCGGAGACGCTGCGCGATGTCGTGAAAGGGGTGTTCGAGGTGCTCAAGTTCACCACCACTGCGGTTTGGCGAGTGATCGCAGTAGTGCTCAGAGCATTCGCTGAGGCCCTTGCTTGGGTGGCCGAGCATAGTGAGGGCCTGCGCCGCGTGATCATGGGCATGTGGTACTCCATAAAGGAGGGCTTCACCATCGGCTGGGAGGTGGTGCGCGATGTCTTCGGAGCGATCGTCGACGCCGCCCAAGGCGCGGGCAAGGTCCTGGAGGGCGTGTTCACGTTCGACTGGGACCTGATCAAGGAGGGCGCGGCTCAGCAGATCGATGTGCTGAAGCGGTCCTTCAATGGCATCCTGGACACGCCCGACAAGTTCGTTGAAGCCGGCCAGCGCATGGGCGCGGCTTATGCGGCCGGTGCGGAGAAGGGCAGCGCGGGGTTCCGGGCCAGCATGGAGCGCCGGGCGCAGGCTAAGCTGAACGCGCTCGACGTGGCGCCGAAGGAGAAGCCTGGCGAGAACGTGGGCGCCGCCTCGCTCCTGGGCGCAGCTGGTGGAGCAGCCGATGGCAAGGGTGTTACGGTGGGCGGCAGCGAGGGCAGCGGGCGCAGCATCACCATGAACATCAAGATGAGCAACGTATTCAACCTGCCGCGCGATGGCAACATGGGCGCCAGGGATGCGGCAGACCGCGTGGTGGCCGCGATCGTGAACAAGTTGAACGACGCGCAATACGCTATGGGCTGATGCAGCTGCCGCAGCGCATACCCGTGGGGAACCCCACCTTCCAGCTGCCGGGGCTGCTCGGTGTGCTGTACGGCATCGCCGCACCTGTCCGGTTTCCCAGCGCGGGCACTGCGGACGGGGCCGCACCGGCTCCGGTGAGCTTCGCCGGCATCGAGGTGGTGCCGGATGACCAGGTGACGGTGATGAGCAGCATCGGCACGCCCATACTGCACCCCATCACGCTGCTGGGCGGCACCTACCGGCACTACGATTCACGGGGCCGCATCACGGAGAGCCAGATGAGCGACTTCCGCCTGCCCATCACCAGCGTGATGGAGCTGTCGCTGAGCAAGAGCATCGTGAAGACGCAGGTGAGCGCGAGCAGCAGCAGCGTGAAGGAGGTGTTCACCAGCGGCGATTGGGACATCCGCATCAGCGGCATCATCCTGGACGAAGAGAAGCATCCGCAGGGCGTGAGCACCGTGGAGGACATGGAGGAGTGGCTCAATGATTACGCGGCGCTCGCCGACAGCATCGCCGTGGACAGCGATGTGCTGGCGCGCAAGGGCATCGACCGGCTGGTGATCCGGAGCCTGAGCTTCACTCAAATACCTGGCAAGCCCAGGATGGTTGGCTACCAGATGCAGTGCGACAGCGATGCGCCGATTGAACTGCTGATCCAATGACCGAGCACCACCACGACCACCCGATCGTCATGATCGCGCTGAGCATCGGCGCCGGCATGCTGAGCTGGCTGGCCAACCCTGACGTATGGCAGGCCCTGGCGGTGGCAGCAGCGTGCGGCTTCGTCGGTGGTGTCGCGAGAGCTGCGGGATCCTGGGCATGGAACAAGGCGCGCGAGCGCCGCAATGGAACGAAGGCATGACGCTGGCGATGTGCTGCCGGATCCTATTCCCCGCCAATGAGCGGCGCAGCGCCCTGGAGCTGCACCGCGTGAGCGCGATTGAGGTGCGCACGAGCGTGCACGACCTGTGCCAGGCTGCCACGATCACGCTACCGAAGAACGTGCCTGAGTTCAGGCGCGCCGCCTTGAAGGACACGCTACGGCGTGGCGACGAGGTGGTGATCAGCATGGGGTACGACGGCGACCTGCGCGAGGTGGACTTCCGGGGGTTTGTCACCTCCGTGGGCGCCGACGTCCCCATCATCATCGAATGCCGTGACCAGCTCTGGAAGCTGCTGCGGCAACCCTTCAGCAAGGCGTACAGCCAGGCCCATGTGCCCAGCGTGGTGCGCGACCTGGTGGGCGATTCCTTCCAGGTGGAGGCCATGGATGCCACCATAGGCCCCTTGCGCATCGAGAGAGCCCGGAAGGCCGATGCGTTGGGCGCGCTGAAGGATGAGTTCGGCCTGGTGACGTACCTGAAGGGAGATACCGTATTCTGCGGTGTGCTGTTTGACGCGAAGGCGCGCACGGTGAGCTACCGCATGGAGCAGAACGTGAAGAGCAGCGACCTGAAGTACCGCACGGCGGATGAGGTGAGCCTGAAGGTGACAGCGAAGAGCATCAAGCGCGATGGCAGCAGCATCGAGGTAGAGGTGGGCGACCCTGACGGCGAGCAACGCACGCTGAACTACTACGGCATCAGCTCCACGGAGGAGCTGAAGAAGCTGGCCACGGCCGACATCGATAAGTTCAAGTACGATGGCTACGAAGGCGGGTTCAAGGCGTTCGGCATCCCCTTCGTCCAGTTCGGAGACAAGGTGCGCATCACCAGCTCCGATCATCCAGAGCGCGATGGAGAGTACCTCGCCGAAGCGGTGACGGTGACATTCGGCTCCGACGGCCTTCAGCGTGACATCAAACTGGCGCAGCAATGGACAGCCTTGAGAAGCTGAAGCGTGCCATCATCGCGCAGGTGAAGGGCCATGTGCCTGTGCAGACCGTGTGGGCCACGTGCGCGAGCGTGAATGTGTCCGATGGCACCATGGTGGCCACGCGCGAGGGCCTCGATTACGAGGATGTGCTGCTGGGCATAGGCGGTGAGGGAGACCTGGTGGTGCCCCTGGCGGGCAGCAAGGTGCTGCTGGGTATCGTGGAGAACAAGCCGACAGCCGCATTCCTGTTGATGGCCGAGCGCGTGGAACGGCGGCACATCAATGGCGATGCGCATGGCGGGCTGGTGCTCGCCGACCAGGTGGCCAGCCGCCTCAACACCCTGGAGCAGGACCTGAACACCCTGAAGCAGGTGCTCGCAGCCTGGGTGCCTGTGCCCAGCGATGGTGGGGCGGCGCTGAAGGCAGCGGCTGCGACCTGGGCCGCAGGGCTGCTCACGCCCACGCAGAGCCAGGCTCTGCAGAATACCGTGGTGCACCATGGATGAGCGTGGCCTTCTGCTGGGCTCGGATGGGGACCTGGTGATCCGGTCCGGCACCCTGCTGGTCGGGGCGACCTATACTCAGGAGGTCGAGCTCCTCCTGAAGACGTGCAAGGGTGAATGGCGACACGACCCGCTTGCCGGCTGCGATTTGGTGCGGCGTACCAACTCGCGTATCACGCGCACCGCTCTGCAGAGGCTGCTCAAGACCCAACTGGAGCGCGACGGCAAGAGCCTGCGCGATGTCAAGGCCGGGGTAAACATCATGAGCCATGGCTAGGACGGTGACCGTGCAACCCGGCCAGTGCCTGGAGGACATCGCCCTGCAGGAGTACGGCAGCCTGAACGGGGTGCGCGAGCTGCTGCTGGACAACGAGGCCCTGCTCGCGGACGGATTCAGCACCGACCTGGAGGCGGGCATGGCGCTGCTCGTGCGCGACACGCCGAGCAGCCCCGAGGTGTACATGGCCATGCGCAAGCTGGGCGTGGTGCCCGCCACCAGCATCGACGATGATGGCCCCACGCTAGGCCCAGGAGGCGACCACAACAACGACTTCAACGACGACCACAACATCACCTAACGATGCCCCCGCCTGTATTCAACACCGCCAGCGAGCTGCTCGCGCACATCCTGCTGCAGATCGCGCCGAACGGCAATGAGGAGATCACGGGCCAGCGGCACCAGGATGTGCTGGTAACCACCGTGAACAGCCTGCTGAACATCGTGGCCAGCCTGCCGGGCCAGACCGTGAACGACTTTCCGGCATGGAGCGGTGGCACCAACTACCCCGGCGGGGTAGAAACCGTGGTGAAGCACAGCGGCAAGCTCTGGCTGTTCGTGAGCCCCACCGATAGCCTGGGCACGCAGCCTGGCACCAACGGCCTAGTCTGGCAGGAGATCAATGCGGTGCAGCTGGCCCACTTCAGGAATCGCGACCAGTACCTGGACCAGGGCGGGCCTGGTGAGGTGAGCGCCATGCAGCTCAGGCGCCTGCTGGCCACCCGCAACGCCTGGCGCCAGGCAGTGGACGCCATCGCCACAGAGCCGGCAGGGGGCGAGCCGATCGGCTACGTCTACGCCATCGATGCACCCGCCAGCGGCGACTTCGCCGGGTATGAGGGCAGCCTGGCCGAGCGCATCGCGACCGGATGGACATTCATCAATGTGCAGGATGGCGATACCATGCGTTTCCGCGACTACGCGGCGATACTGATGCGAACGACCGGCTCATGGTCCATTTACGACCTCGACCTGGCAGTGAGCACTCCAGGGCTTGGCCCAGTGACAGCGGCAGGTGCGACCACTTACTCCGCAATGACGCAGACGGGAGGTCCGCTGCGGTGGTTGGGCAATGCAGGTGGCGCCTACGCCGTGAATGCACCGGGCGATGTGGTGGTGAACTACGCAGGCAGCTGTGCGGTGGATGTGACCGTGAGCGCCAATGCCACCATGAAGGTGGCCAGTCATGTGCCAGGCAGCCTGTGGTTCATGACGGTGAGGGCCGTGAGCGGAGGCACATTGACCTGGGATAGCGCCTATTGGCGCCGCCTGAACGGGGTGACTTTGCCTACCACGATCGGCGTGGGCGAGAGCTACCTATTGACCATCTTCTCGACACTCGGCAAGGAGGTGGTCATCAACGCAGGCCTCATCAGCACTCCATGACATGACCACGACCGAGACCATCTACGACCACATGGCCCAGGCGGCCACGGCTGAGGCGGCCCTCGCCGGTCTGGCGCCCAACTCAGATAGCTCCGCCCAGCTTCAGGCCCAGCTCAACAGCGGCAGCACGGTTGACATCCATCGCCTGCTCATGCGGCTTTTCGCCTATTGCGCCAAGCTGCAGCAGGACCTCTGGGACCGATTCCGGGTGGAGACCGAGGCCCTGGCCAAGGATGGGCACTTCGGCACGCGGCGCTGGTTCGTGGCCAAGGCCAAGCGGTTCCAGATGGGTCATGTGCTGCAATTCACCGACCTGGACGCCGGCTATGCCACGGATGACCCTGCGGCGCGGATCGTGACCCATGCCGCCGTTGTGGAGCTGGCCAACACCGTGGTGGTGAAGGTGGCCAAGCAGGCCGGCACTGGGCTGCAGCCGCTGACCACGGAAGAGCTGCTCGCCGTCAACGACTACTTCCAAGAGCTGCGGCCTCCGGTGCAGGTGCAGGTGCTCACGGCGCCGGCCGACCGCCTACGGATCACTGGCTCGGTGGTCTACGATGGTCAGGCCACCCTGTCTGCCGTACAGGCCGCCGTGAACTATGAGCTGCGAGAGTACCTCCGCACCCTGGCGTTCGGCGGCGTGGTGCGCAACACCGATCTGAAGGCGGCCATGCTCAGGGCGCAAGGGGTGGTGGACGTGCGGCTCGCTCAAGTTGAGGTGCGCACAACCGGGCCGTGGGTGGAAGTGCCCAGGGCGCACTTCACCTACGCCGGCCACGCCATTGTTGACCCGAGCTACCCCGTCACCAGCACCCTCGCCTGGCAGGTAGGCAACGTCTGATGTTCTACACCTTCGACACCACCAAACTCACGAAGCGCTTCATGCCCACGGCATTGCGCCGTCCGCGCATGCTGGCATGGGCGCGCGTGCTGGTGAGCTGGCTGGCGAAGATGCACCAGGACTTCCTCGCCTGGCGCACGGATGTGATACTGGCGGAGTACCGCTTCAATGGCCTTAAACACTCGTTAGAGCGCATGCTCAACATGCACTACGACGCACTGCTGAGCCGCATCTACATCACCGTGGTGGATCAATACCCCGTGCTCTATCATGCCGATGATGGCCAGCTGGCGGGCACCGCCATGTCCACCGAGGGCAACCTCACAGGCTACTACTACCTGCCGGATGGTGCTGTGCCTCAGCCCTATCTGTACGAATTCCTGGTGCATGTGCCGGCCAGCATCAGCTTCAATGCGCAAGGCATGTTCGAGCGGCTGGACCTGTATCGCTACGCAGGCAGGAGGCCCGCGATTCGGCGCTATGCTCCAGATGACAGCACCGTGGAGATCATCCTCTACCCTGGGCTGAGCTTCCCGGCTAACACGCCGCCATCCACCACCATCGACCCGCAATACGAAGACGGATGAACCGATTCAAACCCCGCGAGGGCACCCAGGCGCCCTACTGGCGCCACATGGACTACATCGCTGAGAGCATGGACCAGGCGCTGCGTGCAGCCTTGGCCGACTACATCGCGCTCTCGCAGGACTTCTTCATCCAGGGCGCTGTGATCACCAGCACGCCATCTGGCACCAGCACCTTGCACAGCATCACAGCCGGCCACGTGTGCTACAAGGGCGAGGTGATGCCTGTGGACCCGCACTCAGTGGTACAGACAGCCTCGCAGGTGGTCTTCATTGAGGTGCTGGATGTCGGCGTGGACGTGGCGCCAGTTCTGAACAACGACGGCCAGACCGACTACGTGCTGCGTCGGCGCCATGCCAGGATGCGCACGGCGAGCGTGTACCCAACGCAGTACATGGCTATCTCGGCGCCGCGCAAGATCGAACTGGACAGGCTGCGATTCAAGGGGCGCCTTACGCCCAAGTTCGGCATCGTTCCCTATGCTGGGCCGATGGATGACTTCAGCGCCACGGGGCTCGGCCTTGGCCCCATGGAGGGCTGGGCAGTTTGTAACGGCCTCAACGGCACACCAGATCTGCGCGGCATGGTAGTGGTCGGAGCCACGAATGTGCCAAGCTCAGGGGCGCCAGCGCCCTATGCAGGGCTGGCCGGCAATAGCGATGTGGGTGAGCGCGTAGGTGCAGACATGGTGACGATTGGCGCCGACAACCTTCCGCCTCACAACCATGCGATTACCTTTCCATCGCCTCAGTACTATCGTCCAGGTGGTCCAGGCAGCAATGCCTTTATCGCAGGACCCGCACATCCTGGCGCTGACTTCCCGACACACACAGAGGTCAACAGTACGAGCCACGAGCCATTGGATGTGAGGCAATCGAGCCACGCAGTGGTTTGGCTGATGAGCATTGCCTAGGCTTGGAAGCCTAAGGCTGCAATCGGGCGACTTTGATCTGTGCGTTTCGTTTTGAGCGGCTTGTCCGAATCGTTTGGCCGTTTATAGCCCTGCTCTTCCTCGGCATCGAGTTCCTCAAGCAGTCGGTCCCCGCCCCCTCGCCCGAGGCGCTGCGCTTCCTCCATGGGCTCAGCGACCGGGGCATGCTCTCCGTGGTGCTGTTCGTGCTCATCGGCGCCGCGCTGGCGGCGGTCATCCAGTCCTCGAGCGCCTCCATCGCACTCACCCTGGTGCTCTGCGAGAACGGGACCATCGGCTATGACATGGCCGCAGCGCTGGTGCTGGGCGAGAACA